TCAATAAGCTGTGTAAAAATCTATGGACATAACACAAGCGGTGGCGTATAGTGTTGGCATGAAGAAGAAGAACCCAGCGGCTGTTGCTCTTGGTCGTTTGGGGGGTCGTGTCAAGGGAAAGTGCAAGGCCAGAACCAGCGAGCAAGCGAGGGCTGCTGTTATGGTTAGGTGGAACTCCGTGAAAAGAAAAAATGAACAAAGAAAAAACATGTAATGAGTGCAATAAATTGTTTTTGTCTACAGGACACAACCAATACAGATGTGTTGATTGTCAGAAAAGAATTAGTAGAAGAAGAGCACAAAACAGGCAAAATAAAAAAAGGATTCACAGCACACGACCAAAGCGAATAATTGATCCTTGTGTAAACGGGACTCAATTTTCAGACGATTGCAAATGCAATTCGTGTCGTCAGAATCGTAAGCGTGCAATGTGGCGTGAAATGGAGCGTAGGAAGAAAGAGAGACGCGCTGGTAATCCGTGGTGGGTTGTTCGCAGGCGAATGTCTGGTATGTTGAGAACAGTAACAACAAAAAGATATGGAGCAGGTTGCAAGTGGGGTCCGACGTTTTCAACGCTAGGATACACACCAGATGATCTGAGAAGACACCTTGAATCTCTGTTTGTTTTCGGAATGGGCTGGAACAATGTCAACGAGTGGCATATTGACCACATAAAGCCTGTTTCATGGTTCAAGAAACTTGATAACGAATCAATCAAAAAGGCTTGGTCACTTGACAACCTACAGCCGCGATGGGCAACTACAGATATAGCTAATAAGTACGGTGGATTTATGGAAGGAAACACCAACAAGGGCGCTCGTTATGCGGGTTAAAAAGACACAAGCAGAGATAGCCAAGGAAGAAGGCTGTAGTCAACAGTCGATTTCTAGGTCATTGGCAAAGTTCAGAGCCGAGGGAAAGGCTATGGACAAGAACAACCAGTCACCAGACTACAGGTTATCCGCTGCGTTGTTGAAGTCAGAGCAAGCCCGCGAGGCCAAGCGCGAGAACGACCTAGAGGAAGGCAAGCTCCACCGGTCGGACGATTGCGACCGTGCGCGGACGGAAGAGGCGGCAATCATCAGGGCTGAACTGCTTAACCTTGGGAACAAGCTTGCTCCAGAACTATCGGACGATCCAGACGGAGCGCGACGGGCGAAGGATATCTTGGACAGATGGGCGCACGAGACACTTACATCGTGGGCCGCGTGGGCGAACGGGAAGCGGGTGAAGAAGTGAAAACTCCAACAGTCAAAGATCCAGCACGCTACGCCTTATCGAGAGTCGCGCCACCTAAGCGCCAGCCGCTTGACGAGTGGGCAGAGGATCACATTGTCTTGACTCCGCGATGCTTGACCAACTTTCCGGGCCCGTACTCAATGCGCCTGACGCCGTACCTTCGCGGTCCAGCGCGTGAGCTCGACAATCCAATGACGCGCATGGTGGTCGCGTGCAAGGGTGCGCAGACTGGAGCAACCCAACTGTTTTTCATTTGGATAATCAACCGTGCGATGATGGACCCTGGGCCAACTATCGCCATGTATCCGAGCGAAGACTTGGCGCGGTACAACTCAAGCACTCGGTTCATGCCAATCGTGGAAGACAGCCCGATTGTGCGTGAGGCGCTGTTGCCGACCAACACGAAGATTGACTGGACGAACCTACAGCAGCGTATGCGGACGTGCGTTGTCAACTGGATCGGCGGAAACTCTCCTGCCAACATCTCCAGCCGACCGGCGCGATATGTCGGTGGCGACGAGGTGAGCAAGCTACCGCCACAATCGAAAGACGAAGCCGACCCCGTTAACCTGCTGACGCAGCGGCAAAAGACATTTGAGCACAACAGCAAGGCGTTTTTCATTAGCACGCCAACGGTGGTTGGTGATGCGATAATGCGGCTGTACGAGCGAGGGGACCAGCGCAAGCTACATGTCAAGTGCCCGTACTGCCTTGGCGTGCAGATAATCAAGTGGGCCAACGTCAAGTTCGACAGCAGCAAACCGATCGACGAGGCTGCAGACGCAGCGTTTTACGAGTGCGAGTCGTGCAAACACGCATGGACAGACAGAGACAAGCGTGAGGCTGTGACAGGTGGAGAGTGGCGACCGACCGCAGCGCCACAGGATAAAGGCGTCGTATCGTTTCATATCCCTAGCTTTCTTGCGCCGTGGGTCAAGTGGCCCGCGCTGGTTCGTAAGTTCCTTCGGTCAAAGAATAACCCGATTGAACTACAGGATTTTGTCAACAGTGAGCTTGCCGAGCCGTTCGTGCAAGCGGACTCCAGCATCCGTCCTGAGATTCTTGGGGCGCGTGAGGCTGATTACGAGGAAGGGACCAAGAGCCCGTTTGACAGCCCGCAGTTCGCGCAATCGTTCGGAAAGAAACGCCGCCTTGTGTTCGGTGGGGCGGATGTGCAAAAGGATGAACTAGTCGTTGTGTTCCGCGAGTTCACGGAAGATGGGGAATCTGCGCTTGTTTGGAAGGGACGCGTAGGAACATTCGCGGAGCTGGACCGGCTTCACGATCGATTTTCGGTTGAGGGGACGTGTATTGATACGCGCTATCGGTCGGAGGACGTTTACGCGGCAATGGAAACATATATCGGCATCTGGCCAGCAAAGGGCGCTGGCGAGTTCCGGGTGCCTGGCCTTTGGGAGATGCAGTCACGCAACATTGACGAGGGGCGCAAAGAGGCGCGGGCTGGTCGCGTGGCCAACGTTCTGATATTCGACAGCAACTCACTGCATTCGATGCTGTCCGAGCGTATTCACCGAGGAAAGTACGCGCCTGACTGGTTTCTTTTTCAGGGCGCGTCGCTAGATGGGGTGTACGTTCGGGAAATGACAGCACAGATGCGTATGAACGGGCGCTGGATCAACCCAACAAAACGCGATGACCATTATTGGGATGCAGAGGCTCTTTGCATCTTGGCTGCCGAGATGAAGGGTTACAAGCCTAGGCATCTTTCAGCAAATGAAGACGACGAAAAAAAAGATGTTGCTGAATGAGACACAAATAGTGTATTGATTGTCTCGTGAGACACAAAAGGTGTCTAGGAGACACTTAAAACGTGGGTAATCTCGACACACTCAAGGCGGGGTTGCAGGCGCGGGCGCTGAGTTACTACGCCACCGACACTGTTACGCTTGCCAATATCAACGTCACGATTGACGAGTACATCGCAGCCCGAACGCTTTACGCCACTCTTTCAGGAGCGGCTCTTTCTTCCTACGGCATCCAAGGCCGGTCAGCCAGCCGCCGTGCCGTTAGCGATGCCGAGCGGCAGGTTCGCACGCTTGAGGGACAGCTTGCAGCTTGGGGTGTATTTGACATACCTCCTTGCGTCTTCAAGATTGACATGCGGGGGGCGCAGCCATGAGCGTACTCGGCGACATCGGAAAGTTTGCACGCCAGCGCGTTGGCACATGGTGCCTTGGATACGATGCAGCCTATCCCGTATCTTCCGGCTTCCCGATGCTCAATTGGGGCGAACAGGTGCCAAGGTCAGAGGATGCGCTTGTCGGTGTATGGGACCAGCGGCAGCTTCGCCAGATTTGCAAGCGCCTGTATCGTAACTGTGACATCGTACGAATCGGGGTCAATCGGATGGCTGACCACGTTTGCGGGGCTCATGGTTTCATGCCAGACGCACGCAGCAGCGATCAGGCTTGGAACATTGCAGCAGAGCGCGACTGGGCACGCAAGGCGCGGTTCGCTTCTGACGATGACCGCATGAGCGATGCAGAGATTTCGCGAATGCTGGAGAGGTGTTACTGGACGGACGGCGATGCTTTCATCGTTCGTACAGAAAACGGTCGGCGCTGTTACGAGGGTGAGAACTGCTTCACGCCTGACAAACTGAAGACCGACAAGAGCATTATCAATGGCGTTCGGTTGGATCCGCAGGGCCGTCCAGTCGGATATTACATCCACGAGCGCGGTACCGATGGCGGGTTCGGTGGTGAAAACAAGTTTAAGTTTATTCCGGTCGAATCCTGCTATCACTGGTTTGAGCCATACCGCTTTGCCATGTATCGCGGCATCCCGGGTATGGCCCCTTGTGTGGACACGATGCGCCACATCAGCGACGGTACGCAGGCAGTTCTTCGCAAGTGGCAGCAGGATGGAATCCTTACTTGGCTTCTGAAGACAGCTGGAGGCGTGAACAAGCTTGGCGGGATGATAGGTCGCAGCGAACAGAACAGACCGCAGGGCAACGGAAAGCCGCAGTACATCCAGATGGACAAGGGCGGGCAAATTCTTGTTCTCGATTCGATGCACGCTGAGGGGCTTGAATCGTTTGAAAGCAAGACGCCCGGGCAGCAGTTTGAGCCGTTCGTAGTGTTCAACATCCGCAAGTTCTGCGCCGTGCTTGGCCTGCCTTACGAGTTCATTATGCTGGACGCAAGCAAGGGCAATTTTAGTCAAGCTGTTTTCGGTGTTCCGCTGGCAAAGCGCACGCTTGAAGTTCGGCAGGCTCACCACTCAAAGCCGCTGACGTGGTGGTGGAATATACAGACCTCTGAAGCAATGGCCGCTGGTGAGATTCCAGACGCACCGATTGACGAACAGGGCCGCAGCGAATGGGATCTTGTGGAGTGGGTGCCACCGTCTATGGAATGGGCAAGCCCGCAGCGTGAAGCCAGCGCCGAAAATCTGCAACTTGCTAGCGGGCGCAAGACATTCGGAGGGATGGCGCGTGAGGTCGGTGAGCGGCTAGAGGATCTGTGGGTGCGGCGTGCGCGTGAAGCAGCCCTTCGCATCAAGATTGCCAAGCAAATCAGCGCTGAAGAGGGCGTTGAAGTCACACCGGACATGATTGCCAATGTGATTGTGACCGGTGGTCCGTCGGCGAACACTCAGACGCCATCGAAAGAAAGCGCGAAGCCAGAGCCGGTTGAGCCATCGGACGATGCAGGCGATCTAAACGACGATGAGGAGGACGACGAATGAGACTCATGCGCGTCATGACTGCACTTATCGAGGAGCCTTGGCTCCTTTCACCGACCATGCACAGGCACCTGACAGCCATTGCGATGGCCCACGCTTCCGGTGGGTCTATCGAATCCGCACAGCATCAAATTGCGCTGCGATACTCCACACCAGCGGGCGAAAGCCAGGCAGCGGCGGGCAATGCCCTCAAAACCGCGCCAATCGGACAAAAGACGTTTGCGCCTGTTACTCCTTCAGGTGTTGCCGTCATTCCGGTTGAGGGTGTCATCGGGCGCAAGTTTTCTGGAATGCTACAGGACTGCGGCGTGTGCTCAATCGACGTTCTTGACCGGCTGCTTGAAGAGTGTGCCAGCCGGCCAGACGTTCGCGGCGTAGTGCTGGATTTCGACAGTCCGGGCGGCAGTTCGTCTGGCGTTGAGGATACCGCGGCTGCTGTTGCGCGGCTGGAATCCCAGAAGCCCGTGATTGCGTTCGCAAACACGCAGATGTGCAGCGCGGCTTACTGGATCGGAGCTCACGCATCGGCTGTTTACGGGCTCAGGTCGGCGTCGGTCGGAAGCATTGGCGTGTATCTGGCCTTGCTTGACTCCAGTAGGGCGCACGAGATGGCCGGATACAAGGTTGAGGCGTTCGCATCTGGACCGCTGAAGGGTATTGGGATTCCCGGCACAGCGATCACCGACCAACAGCGGGCGTTCTTGCAGGCCCGCGTTGACTCACTTGCGGCCAACTTCAAGGGATCGGTCTGCGAAGGGCGCGGTCGGAAGATTGCTGATGAGCACATGCAGGGACAGAGCATCGACGGGCAGGCTGCAATTGCGGCTGGTCTGATTGACTCTTTTTCGACAATTGAACGGTGCATTGCAGACGTTGACGCTCTGGCAAAGATGCGCGGATTGTAGGATGTTCCGCAGCCGTGGGGGTGGCCCGACGGTTGCGGCTGTGTTCGTGGGCCACAAACATGCAACACAGAAAGGGTTACACTATGAATAAGCTCCTCGTTTCCACGATGGCTGCGTTTCTCGCCGTTGGCGCGTTCGCTGCCCCCAAGTCCACAACCGTGAGCGTTGACACCAAAAGCGGCGTAAACACCGCGTCCAACATCTCGGTTTACGTTCGCGGTGAGGTCAAGTCTATCTGCGCTTGGAACGACAACGGCGCGACCGGCACGGTTGCGGTTGTCAACGGCGCTGCTGGCTGCACGCTGGAGACGATCTTCTCCGCGTCCATCAGCTCCACAACGGTTGCGTACTCCCGCCCTGTGCAGGTTGGTACGACCGCTGCTGGCGTTGCAATGACCGCTTCCACGAACATCGCTCTTAGCAGCGCGACCACAACCATGTTGGTTGTGCCTTACGTCTCGCCGTACGTTGTTAGCGCATACGCAACGATTACTCAGACCAGCGGCGTGGCCGACAAGTGGCACATCACGGTTGTTTACGACGACAAGTCCGGTATCTGATCCGGCCAACAAGCAACACAAGAAAGGGACAGCAAATGCCCGAAGAAACGAAGACCGTTGCGCAGCAGTTGGCCGATGCAACCAGCGCCCTTACGGCAGTGACCGCGAAAGCGGAATCTGACGCCAAGGCCGCAGGAGAGTTGCTTGCCAAGGCAGCGCAGGACGCAGAGGCGACCGCCAAGCAGTTGGCCGACCTCACTGCCGCACACGATACCGAGAAGGCCCGAGCCGACAAGGCAACGACCGACTTGGAGTCCGTGCAGCAGGCGCTTGACAAGGCAACCAAGGCGTTGGCCCATCCGTCTTTCAAGGCTGTTGCAGGGGCGGCTGTTGCCGCTGCTGAACTTCCGATGATTGGTGGTGAGCCGAAGGACGCCGAGCCTGTGGCAGGCGACAAGGTGCATACGCGCACCCTGCTTGCGCTCCAGAAGTCTGACGCACGCAAAGCATTCGAGTATTCAAAGCTGCACGCTGCCGAGTTGGCAGCCGAGGCGGCGCTGTAACAAACTGAATCAATCGAAAGGATCATACCATGTCTGTCGGAACAAACCTTACCGGACTCAATACCATCGAAGTCGCGCAGCAGGCGTTCAACGCCTTCGCTGCCGCAATCGCCCCTCGCGCCGTTTTCTCCACCAAGGTGGAGATGACCGGCAAGAAGATTGGCGACAAGGTTCTCGTGCCCTTCATCCCGAACAGCACCGCGACGAGCGTTGCTTCTTCGACGGTGAACTATCTCGCATCCGCTGACGATGTGGATTGCGGGAAGGCCATTGAGCTGACCAATCGCATCTATGACGTTGTGACCATGCCGGCCACGGCGTTTGACGCGGTTGCGTTCCAAGCTGCGATGATTGGCAAGGGTCGCAGCGTTGCCCGCAAGACGCAGGCTTTCGTTCTGGCCAAGATCACGGCTGCTACGTTTACCAACGCCGCTCACGAAGTTCAGAGCGAAGGCGCGTTCGTGGCTGACGATCTGGCTACGCTCAACGGTCTTTCGCTTCCTTGGATTGGTTCAAAGGCTGCGGTTCTGTCGGCCAACTGCCACACGGCGCTGACCCGCGACCGCGAGTTTTCGCTGGCCATGCACTATGGCGATTCCGCAATCGTCAAGGGTGGCAAGGTTCCGATGGCTTACGGCTTCGAGGTCTACCCTGACGAGCTGGTGTCGGCTGCCGTGGTTGCCGAAAAGCTTGTCGGTTTTGTCGCGTGTCCGCAGGCGATGGGCGTTGCCATCGCTCCCGTGACCGTGCCTGACATCGCAGCCAACAACGCCGCCCTGTACAGCGGCATGATCACCGACGACAGCGGCTACGTCCTGTCGGTCAAGATCTACTTCGACACCAACACCGATCAGGTTGTTGGCGTGTGCGAAATCTTGGCAGGCGCTGGCGTGATCGATGCCGGTGCGCTCATCCGCATCAAGACGGTGTAACCGTCAATTGGAAAGACGCTGCGGCGGGGACTCACACCCGCCGCTCATTCTCAAAAGGAGATTACCGTGAAGATGTTCTATTTTGTGGCCGAGATTCCGAACAACAACCCGAACAGCATGAAACTTGTTGTGCCGCCGACTACCGACCGTGCTGCAGCCGTTGACATGTATCAGGATATGGCTTTCGGCGCTGGCCAGAAGAAGGCGAGCAAGGGCGCAACCCTGGCGATTGGCACGCTCGATTTCACGCGCACACATCGCCAGAGCACGGCAACTCCAGTCGTGAAGGCGCTCGACAAAACCCCTACCGTGAAGGCGTAAGGAGTAACAACCATGGCATACACATCCTATGACAAGCCGGGGGAGTTCTTCGGCGCTGGCTACACTCTTGGTAGCAGCATCGTTGGACTTACAACCGCCACCGAGGGCTCTAACGTCGTCCTTGCGCAGTTGTCCGACACGGACGCACACCCGACGACAGGCCAGACGCAGCAGGTTTGTTTGGCGATTGCCGAGGCTATCTATCAGAAGCTTCTGGCGATTGCCACAGCCGACAAGCCGACCAACATGACTTGCGTTCGGCAGTCCAACATTGACGACACGCTGAGCATCCGCACTGTTTCGTATGTGCTGACGTTCAAGAGCGATGCTTCTACTCTGACGACCGTTCGACCGGAGGCGTAAGTCTGTGGCCGATTTCGATACAGCCGAAATGGAAGCAGACTTGGACGAGATTGCAGCGGGTCTTGTCCAGTCTGCAACCTTTTCTTCGCGTGGACGTGGCAAGCAACCCATGACGGTTGCGGCTGTGATCGGCGACGTGAGCGCCAGCACGAACGGGTCCGACGAAGGATTGATTGGTGAGGACGCAATCGGAATCACGGTCAAGTATTCGCTGCTGGCGTGGACTCCGAGAGACGGCGACACGGTGACGATTGACGGCGCAGACTATCGAATCAAGGCAGCGCGTCGTGTGCCTGGTGACGCTGCCATGAGCTTTGATTGTGAGGCTATCAACAAGTGAGCATCAACGTACATGTGGATTACTCGCAGATGGAGGGCACGTTTGCCCGCTATCTGGAGGCTACGCATTACGAGGTCAAACAGGGAATTCTTTACCAGCTCCGCAACTGGCTTGTTCAGGCGTCAAAGTATGCGACATGGGGCGATGCGCGGATTATCCAGAATCCAGACCCGAAGCTTGTGGCGTGGCTGATGAGTACCGACCGTCGCGGCAGGAATAAAAGCGCAGGTGCAATGAAGAGTTTCGGCCAGTTCACCACTGGTCACCGTTGGATTTCTGGCAAGGTGCGCAAGGATGGAACGAGAGGCCGGTCATATTGGAAGCAGACCAACTCCAAAGACCAGCAGCGGGCCCGTAAGCGCGTTGGGTTCTATACCCGCGAACAGGCCAAGAAGTTTTCAATCAAACACTTTTCAATGCGTATGCGTGCGTCTAATTTCATCGGAGCTTTTATCTGGCGCATGACTGGAGCAATCAAAGGCGCGATGGGATCTCCAGCCGTTGCGAACAACCGCAGACTTGGCAACGCAATCGGCGTGCAGGCGCTCCAGTACGGCGAAAAAGGGCAGAGCGGCGTTAGCGTGCAGGCGATGTACGGCTACAAGCACGCGACAACGGCAGCAAAGACGGTATCCACAGAAGAGAGCGCCAATCGGTTGGAGCGGTGGATTATCAAGGCGCTTGAAGACGCGAAAGAGACGATCATCCCGAACATGGAACAGAAGATTGCGCAGAAGCTACAGCAAGCAGCCGACAGAAGCAAGCGGGGTGGACGATGAGCGACTATACACCAGCCCAGCCAGCTACCACTCGGCAGTTTGTCGAAGAGGCTATTCGGCGGCTTGTAGACACCCGCATGGACGTTGCTGGCAGCACATGGCAGCACATCGTGCGGTTTTTCCGTGGCGATTCAGCACGGGCGCGGGTTGTGTATGCGTGCGACCCACCGCGCATTGAGGCGACCGAGGAAGACGGCACTCCCGCAATGGTGTCTGTCTTGTTGACGATCCGCGTGTCAAGTCACATGCAGGACGCGGAGAACGGCGAGCATGACCAAGTGGCCGCTGACATCATCGGACTAGTGGCCGACTCCAGCGCAATCGTTGCATCGCTCAATGAGGCCATGGCCGATGAGTATGGAGACTTTTTCAACGTGCGATATGCCGAGTCACAGCACGACGCCACTACGAAAGTTGAAGGCAAGCGCCAAGTGACCGAGATAAAAACAACTCTCTGGCTACCGCCCGCAGAAATCGCGTTGGCGTGGGCCGCACAAAACCCCCAGTAGGAAAGAAGGCATACCATGGCAGCACCAGTCAAAAACCCCAGCACCCGCACAGAGATCATTGGATTTCCCGACGGTACGACGATCACTGGAATCGTGCGCGAGGGCTACGAACAGGACAGCTTTGCGGATATCGAGGAAGTGCGCGACGAGGACAACAGCACGGGCCTTGAGGTAATCAGCAACCCTGGCGAAATCCGCATGATTTCCGGCCATGTCCAAAGCACGTTCACCCGCCCGAAGAAGGGCACGGTCATTACCATTGGCGGCGTCAAGTGGATGATCCATTCGTGCAAGGTGTCGGCTGCACGCACACTTTCGCGGATCAGCATGGAAGTACGCAAGCCCGACTCGATCACCTACACCTAATCCAGAAACACGGAGGGTTTTGCCGTGTCTCACTGGATTGCACATAAAAGCGTGTGGCTTCCCGGAAAGGTTGCAGTGTGCGGCTGTAACCTTCCGGCGTTTACTCTTGGGCACTTGCGGCTGCTGGAGATTACCGAAAGCCCGTTCCTTGGGTCGGACGGTTTCATGGTGCGACCGGCTGACCTTGGGGCCGCTCTGGCGATCCTCAATCGGCCTTGGCGCAAGGCGCTGTGGTTGATTGCCCATCCGTTCTTCTGGCGTCTGGCGGCATCCTGGCATGTCTGGCGGTCGAAGAGTTGGACGGACGACGCGCAGAAGCTCAGCGAGTATTTCGAGGAATGCTTGTGGGCTCCAGAGTGCTACCGAGAGGACGGCGAGCGCGACGATTCCAACGTGTTCGGGTTCGCGTCCTCGTTCTCAATGCGTATCGCTTGGAAGCTATCGGCAGGCCACCCGCCAACCAAGAATAGCAAGGTTTGGGACTTGTCGATTATTGAGGCGCTAGCGTGGTCTGTCACGGCTGCTGAACTATCTGGCCGTGGGTTCGTTACTCGGGATGAGGTCGAGCTTGTCGAGAAGCAGGTAGCCGAGCAGGTAAAGGCAGAGGCAGAAAAGGCGGTTGCATAATGTCTGGCAAGGCTGACATCAAGGTCGACATTGGCGGTGACGCGAAGCCGCTAGAGCGCGAGCTGTCGCGGGCAAAGACCGGAGTGCATGGGTTTGCGCGGTCTGTCGAAAGCAGCAGCAAGTCAATGAAGCTGATGCGGATGCCAGAAGTCAATATGCTGAAGGTGCCGGAAAGTCTGATCGCTGCTTTCTCCGTTGGCGGTCTGGCGAGAATGGCGATTGGACTTACCGAGGCAGCGGCAAAAACACGGGATATCGCAACTGCTGCAAAGCTCCCTCTTGAAGAGTACCTGCGATTGGAGGCGGCGGCCAAGGCATCCGGCGTTCCGATTGAGAAGCTGAACGCAGAGATTAAAGACTACAGCGAAGGCCGGAAGACTCTTGAAGAAGTAGGTCTAGCTGTTGGGATTATTGGCATGAAGGCCGGTGGATCGTCCGACCAGATAAAGCAGCTAGGGCAAGACATCCGCGACCTTGCCGAATACAACGACCGGCTTTCGGAAGTGAAGGAAGACGCAAGCAAGCTTGGCGGCAAGGCTATTATCGGACTAAGCAACTTTTTCCAGATGGCCTCAAGGTCAGCGATTGAGACAGTTGCGCAGGGGCGTCCGGTTAGCTTTTGGGAAGCCAGCGAGATGATGGACGTTGAGAAGTCCAAAGAGCGGGCGCAGCGTGAGGCTAAGTCAGCAAGACAAGTGCGCGACCACGATACCACTGTGAATGTAAAGCGCGACCTTGCGGCGTTCTTTGATAACTTTGAGCAGCAGGCCAAGCAGTTACAGACCATCCGCACACAATCTCAGGAGAAGATCGACAAGATCACCGTCAACGCTCCCAAGGGTGGCGACTCGTTAGCCGCTGTGGCCGGATTCATGGGCGGCAAGGCTGACGGATCACAGCGAATGTTGATGGAGCGCCATATTAAGATTGCAGAGATTCAGGCCGAAGAGGCCAAGCGAACAAACGAAATCTTGGGAGGTTCATAGCCATGTCGGCACCTGTAGTTTATTCAAGGTCTGCTCCAAGCTCGATTGCCGGAACGTCATGGATTATGACGCGCCAATCGACCTCATGGCAGAACGGCGAGGAGATGATAACCAAGGTCTACCGCGGTCCTTACTCGCAACTGACAACCGCATACGAGGCTCTGCTGAACACATCGGCAGGAGCAAAGTCAATCGTTCCTAGCGTGTCGGACGGATCGGCAATTGCAACGATTACTGTTCAGGTTCCTGTCACGTTCGCGCAGTGGGTTCCACTTCCGCACGAAATCAAGCCACCCGTGTATGATGTTATCCCGGTCAACGTGACTTTGGACATCCGCAGTTTCTTTCGCCAGTCGGCTGGAGTATCAGGCGTTGAGCTTGATAGCATCGACAAAGCTATCAGAGACGGAACAGCCGGAAGCATGGACGTAACTGGATATACAGACGGTTCAAAAAAGTATCGCCTTTGGAAGCTTGAAGGAATCAACACGTTTGACCGCACGACGTTCAACCTGCGCGTGCAGTTCTTTTTCGACAACATCAAGAATATTCCTCAGTTCACAGCAGACTACGGTGGTGTAAACTGCGTTTATAATTGGCTGAACATTCGCCCGCTAAACCGACAGATACCAACCTACATTACCGAGCCAAAAGCCAGCTGCAGGTGGGACGGAGCAAAGGGTAAAGAGTTCTTTGAAGCGGCATGGAGCACGCACGCTCTATTGTGGCGGCTGGTGTCCGTTGGTCCGCAGTATCAGGGAAAGGCTGCTTCTATCTGTTGGGAGTTCCACGGAGCGATTCTGTGGGGAGCCGACTTCTACAACGGCGGGCAATGGGTGCCAGCATGATGTTTCTACCTATCAAGCGCAGCGGTTTCCTTTCTCAGCCGATCAACGCGCTGATTGACTACTGCCTTGCAAATACGATTGTCAACTCTCCCGACATCATCCGCGTTGAAAAGGGCAACGGGGTGGCGTTGCATGTAACAAACAAGGCATTCTCGCAGCAAGGCTTTCCATGGGGCTCCGATCATCCATGGGGGCTTGTGTCGATCAGCGGGGCGGTTGTAACGATAGCCGCTGGTGAGTTCGAGTGCGGAAACGGGGTGGCGCTATCGACGGCTGAGACATCGTTCACGATAACAGCCGATCAATCGTACATCGGACTGCGGTACGATCCAGCGACACCTTCGCTTTCGTTCGTCGGGCCGGTGCAGGACAAGCCATTGAGCTTTAACGGATATTTTCAGGTCTGGCTGTACCTTATCGCGTTCGATGGAACCAGCGCTTCATACGTTAAGCACAACCTCACGGGCGCATGGCACGGCGCGCTATATGCCGCAACGGTCGGGTCATGAACCTGTCAAACTACAAAGGGGTGGCTGTAGCGGCTGGTCTAGTGGCCGCTGGTGCGCTCTTGTGGTTTGAGCGTCCGAACAAGGCGCACGTTACGGCGACAGATGCGGCTGAATTGTGCGCTGGAGTGTGCGACCGGACGGCAGAATTGAACGGCAACGCGACCGGAGCCGGTGCGCTCTGGTACACGCGGGAATGGTCTATTGACTATTCGATTACCAACTCATGGGGCGGTTACACGAGCTTTGTGGTTAATGTCACAGCGCCTTCTCCGAGCCCTAACGGAATTTATCTATTCTGGAAGCGCGTAAAAGGAAGCATCGCGCTTTCACCGGGCAACGGTTCGCTTGTTGGCGACACAATCGACGTGTACACAAACCGCGCAAAGGTTTCTGGAGTATGGCGCTATCTGTTTGATTGTGGACCAGCAGGGGCATCCACGCAGACGAAATACCCTCGCAGTTGGGTGTTTGCAAAGAACTACAACCCGTTCGACAGCAGCGTAACGTCAGCCGTCCAATTCGTTGCAGACTACTACATCCCATCAGGGGGCGACATAACGACAACCAACTTTTATGCATGGGCTACAGATCCATTCAGCGACACTCTAAGCCAGATACCGACAGTTGCTGGCTATCATTTTACGCTAACCGGAGTAACCAACGCACCTACCCGCGCACGGTCAATCAGTCCGCGCACCTTGAAGGCGTACACCAACGCAATCGGGATCACATTCGACCAATCGACCATAGCGGCGATTCGGGCTAGCCTTGCGACAAACGCAGATTACACCCTAATCAACCGACGCTCTCCAACGTATTCGGCCTATTTCATCGGACCGACCAACGACGCGGCAAATTACGACGGGCTGGCAGAGCTTCCGCTTGTAGCCACGTCGCAATGGCTCACGGTGTACACCAACTGGATTAGCGGTAGCGACAGCCCGACGAACACCTACACGAACGCGCACTTGGGCAAGTTCGTAACCACGAACGAGCTTTCGTGGCACTATTCAGCGCTCTATCGGTTGCGCGATTCAACGTGTGCTGTAACTGGTGGCGAATGGACCAACCGATATATTCAGGGGAATGCCACATGGGCGACATCCGATCCGGTTGGCGGGTTTGCTGCTGCATACGCGGACCTTCAGACAAAATGGGCTTTCAACCCGGAGGTGTACGGATGCTCTAGCGGAGTCGGTGGGCATCTGCCGACAACGTATTTCACCTGCTGGACGGGAGCAGGAACACCAACCAGACAATACAGCGTGATAATGTACGTCACTGCGGTAAAGTTCACAGCAGACGATATCTATACCAATGTGCCATGTCGGCGCGAGTTCATGGTGTCCGTTCCTGACGTTACCGGAAGCCTCTACACAAGCCCTGGAGGTGGCAATCCGATACCCAAAAAACCAGCCTACTGGACGGACGTTAATCCTACAACAAACCTGTGGTATCGGTGGTCAACAAATGCAACGTCA